ATGTATCTGTATACATGAAAGGGATTGTTAAAAATGTTCACCACGGTGCCGAAGAATTCCAGGACTGCATTGTAGGGGATTTGATTATTTATGATCCTATGCTGGTCAAATCTATCCAGAATGGAAAACGGGAAATTTCCTGCGGATATAACTGCCTGTGGGATCCAGACGGCAAAGGATATACGCAACGGGAAATCAGAGGCAATCATGTGGCCATAGTGGATAAAGGAAGGGCCGGTGCAAAAGTTTCAATTCATGACTCAAAACCAGAAGGAGGAAGAAAAAGAATGGGTAAAAAAAGTTTACTTGGGAGAATTTTATCATCTTTCGCCAAAGATGCAGATCCCGAAGAACTGGCTGAAGCCAGCAAAATGCTTCATGCAGCGGATGAACTTCCGGAAGCGGGTGCTCCTGCGCCGACCACGAAAGAAGAACCGAAGGAAGTACAGGATGAAGGTCCTGATATCAATGCCCTTATGGCAAAAATTGATGCTCTGTCTGCTAAGGTGGATGCCATTGTTTCTGCCGAAAAGAAAGAGCCGGAACATCAGGATGATGAAATAAGCACTCTTGATGCATTGGAAGGAGAACTGACCGGAGAAAGGAAAGAGTCTGCTGCGGAACAGGAAAAGAAAGAAGAAGTCCCTGTTGAGGATGTGCAGGATGAAGAGCCGGCAGCGGAATCTGATCTTCCTAAAAATCCGATGACACAGGAAGTCAAAGACGCCGCCATTCAGACAATCCGGACAATGAAGCCTCTGATTGCCGGGATTCAGGATAAAGCGCAGAGGAAAGCAGCGGCTGACTCTCTGGCTGCATTGATTCGCGGACATGCCCGGGATGCGCAGTATCAGACAGTACTGCATGCGCAGAAAAAGAAAAGTGCGCACGATTCTGCGGAAGCTGATCAGAGAAACCTGGGAAGAAATTGGATGAAAGAATTTAATCCGCATTATAAGAACAGGAAATAAGGAGGAAATCAATATGCCTGGATATGCAATTGGAAAAAGTATGAATTACGGATTTCCCGGCACTTTTGCCCGGACTCCGGATGATGTCATTATGTCACGGCCGGTTGCTTCTGACAGCGCGGATATCGCGTTTGGAGCACCGGTCATTTTAAATGCAGGAAATACGTACACAGCCGGAGGCTCTGCACTGACAGCGGATAATTTTGCCGGTGTCGCAGTCAGAATCGTTCAGCAGGCAACAGCATATGCTGCACAGGATGAAGGCGCTTATAAGGCCAATCAGGCTGCCAGTGTCCTGGAACGGGGAAATGTTATGGTGACATGCAACGTGGGCACGCCTACCGCCGGAGGAGATGTATATATCCGCACTGCGGCCAATGCCAGTATTGCGGCTGGAGTGGTAGGAGGATTTGAAGCGGCAGCCGATGGGGATAATACGGTCAAGCTGACGAATGCAAAATGGGCAACCGGATTGATGGACGGGAACAATGTGGCGGAACTCTGCCTGCTGACCCGGAACAATCCTTAAAGAATAGGAGGAATAAAGACATGGGATTTCTTGATTTGAGTGGAAACGTAAGTCCGAATCTGGCTGCATCAGTGAACGTAGCCATGCTGGCGGGAGGCGGAAAAGCGTTATACGGCGGTGCCTATGATGCAGCTACCGCAGGCGGAATGGCATTTCTTGTCGGTGAATTAGAAAAGCTGGATCCGAAGATCCGTGAGCCGTTGACAGCTGTCACATGGCCCCGGGATGTACCGGTGAAGACCGGAGGCGGATGGGTGGATTACACCTCCATGTACAATGTCAACTACGGAACGGCCGGAGCCAATCATAACGGTGTCCAGGGAGGTTCTTCGACAGCCATTCCGACAGTCCAGGTTGACCTGTCCAAAGATATTTACAAAGTATTCACATGGATGAATGTCTTGAAAGTGGGGATGGTGGATCAAAACAAACTGCAGCAGATTGGCCGCAGTCTGGAAGATCTGCTTGATAAAGGTCTCAGGCTGAATCACCAGAAGGCATTGGATGAAAACTGCTATACCGGATTTTCTGATTATGGAACAACCGGACTGATTAATAACACAGCGATTACCACAGGACTGGCAGCGGCTGCCGGGACAGGGAGTTCTACTGCATGGACAACTAAAACAGCGGACCAGATTCTGGCCGATGTGAATACCGCCATGACAGATGCATGGGAGACATCGGAATATGATCTCCGCGGCATGCCGAATCATATCCTTCTGCCTCCGCAGCAGTATGCCTACCTGGTCAATCAGAAAGTGTCAGAAGCGGGGAATGTATCTATTCTTGAATATCTGCTGAAAAATAACATTGGTGTGAATCAGGGAGTGGACCTGGCTATTGTTCCCTGCCGGTGGTGCATCGGTGCAGGTACATCCGGGAAAGACCGTATGGTTCTCTATAACAACGATGAGGACATGCTGTATTTTGATATGACAGTGCCGCTGACCCGGGCCATGACACAGCCATCTGTGGGAGATGCGGCTTATCTGACACTGTATGCGGCGCAGTTCGGCCAGGTGAAGTTCTCTTTCACACAGCCGGTACGCTATGTTGACGGTATTTAACGGGGAGGAGATCCTATGCAGATTTTATCTAAAAAACGCTTCCAGTTTGGTTCTGGGAGCACCAGATTTGTGACGGCAGGGGGCATGGTCATTGAGACCGCCCCTGATTGGATTACGAAAGATCCGCTGTATGCGTTGGCAGAAGCAGACGGAGACATTACAGTCATTCAGCCTGCAGCTTCCGCAGCGGGTTCTTCAGGAAAAGATGAAGGAATTAAGAAGGATTCCAGTTCTGCTGAAGATAAAGCACAGACTGAGACAGTTAAATCTGACACGGCGGAAAAAGGAGTTTCACGGAAGGGGAATTGAGGTGATGACTGATGCCGGATGCATCAAACATAGTAGGTGGTGTAAATCCGTCCTATACCATTGATGATTTTCTGTCCATGTATCCGCAGTTTACGGAAAATGTCCCTGATGCAGCGGTATCGGCTTATTTAGACTATGCCCATACTTGTCTGAAATATGATCGGTATAAGGGACACTGGAAGATCTGCATGGGTTTATTTATCGCCCATTTCCTCACACTGTATCTGCAGACACTGGGAGACGGCGCCTCCAGTGAAGCGTCTGATGTGGTATCGGCAGCGGAAGCTCATGGTGTAGTCGTATCAGAATCAGCCGGAGGAGTTTCCTACAGCCAGAATATCAACGTTGTGACGGATGATCTTAACGGATGGGCCCAGTGGAAATTGACACAGTTCGGAATTCAGTTTGCAAGTATCGCCCGGATGGTGGGGAAGGGAGGCATGTACATATGGTGACGGGATCTGTATCATCCAGAGACAACACAAAAACATTCAAAGATCTGATGAAGATCATTCAGAAAACCAGGGTGTTGGTGGGTATAACGGAAGAAACATCAACCCGGGAACACTCCGGAGACATTAACAATGCTGAACTTCTTTTTATTCATTCAAATGGAGTCCGTGCTCCATCTATGAGAGCGGATATGCAGCCGGATCTTGACGCAGGGAAAAAATACAGCAAAGCATATGCGCTGTATATCCAATCCCATGGATCACCGCTTTGGCAGTCTCCTCCGCGGCCGGTCCTGGAACCAGCTGTGGAAGCCAATAAAGAATCCATATCTACTAAGCTGAAAACAGCCTATAAGGCAGTTTTATCAGGCAATTCAGGTTATAGGGATAAGTATGAGGTAGCGGGACTTTTCGCCCAGAATAAAGCCAGAGATTGGTTTGCAGACTCCCGTAATGGATGGGCTCCGAATGCTCCAAAGACCATCGAGAGAAAAGGCAGTGACCGGCCATTGATTGATACAGGTGAAATGAGAAAGTCCATCACCTATGCAGTGAGGGACTGATCATGAGAATCAATGTGGGTCGTGTCATTCAATCACCTCATATGGTGCAGACCTATCAGGTGACCCGTACCTTTGGGAGCTGGGTCAGGGGGGATTTTGTGGCCGGCAATCCTAAAGTATTTAAAGTCAGAGGCATTGTTACGGTATTATCCGCCAAAGAACTGCAGTTTCTTCCGGAAGGAGACCGTGTGATGGGAACCATGGCTTTTTACAGTCGGGAAGAACTATATGTTACTCATTCCGGTGAAAACCCCGGTTTGAGCGACACGATTCTGTGGCATGGAAATCAATATAAAATCATTCAGACAAATCCA